CTCCATGATGAATAATATTGGCATTTTCATGATAATCAAGAAAACCTACTTTCTTATCCTGGTATACTACATTTTTAATCTCACCAACAGAACAACCTGAACAATATTCATAGTCTGATTCTAAAATAGGTGAGGCAAACATATAATACCCTCCATTCTTTGGATCCATATCTAAAGCAGAATGTATTCCAAGTAATAATGGTCCTCTTTTTGTATCCGCAAACAATAACGATCCACACTCCCCATTATTAGTAGGAGTTTCAGAAAAACTTTTCCAGGCTTTAAAAATTTCGCCAGTAGATGTACAAAATGTTGACATTCTAATATCGTAAACACGATGTTTAACTATATCACCATTAAACTGTTTAATCAAATAATATCCGTCCATGTGTCCGGTTGGTTCTCCCACTGGTAAACAATTATTTAAAGTTTTTTTTACATTCTGCACTATTGCTGGAATATTTTTTTGTAAGAACTATACTTACATCACGTCCTTCCATATCAATAAATTGGTTAGGCTCAATTTTTACTTCACATTCAGTACGTATTTTCTTCCTATTCATAAAGGTAATCTTCATATCCATCACATGATCTTGTTTGATATGCTTATTAACTAAAATAGCATCGTTACCGAGAATCAAACCACGTGTGACATCAGAATAAGAAGATGTTTTAATCTCAACTAAAACCATATTCGTTACAATTGCCGAATGAACTTGGTCCAAACTGGCAAAATTATTTGGCTTAAAATTTGAAGGAGTGAGACCATCCAATGAATATTTCCAGACATTATGTTGTTCTTGTTCTTCAACAGGCTCTGGTTTATTTTTATAGTCGGATAAAGATTGCATTTTTGAGCGGTCTTTATTCTTAGTCCTACCTATCATCATTTCCATTAATTTTTTAGTGCCAAAAAATCCAGCGCAATATGACGCCCCGAAAACAACAATATACCACCTATCTCTATAAAACCACGTCTTCCTAAATTCATCTCCTGCTCTTCTCAATAATTGGGAACATAAACTTGGAACTGTGAATTCAGGTAGGATATACTTCAGGACAAACCATCTAACCAAATATAAATCACTTATATACCACAAACTTGTTCTAACTAGTCTATATTGAAAGTATAAAGTCAATCCTAATCCCAAAGTTTTGCTCTTAATCTTAGTCCATACAGAAAAATTTGTATTATTGCAAACTCTGGTTTCCAACTGAGCAAGCTGTCGGTCTTGAATCAAATGATGATTATACCAGTTAATATACCGAGGAAAATCTTCACACAATTCAAGACTCCCTCTAGCTGGATTAGACATAATATA